AGTGGGCTTATTTAATGTAATGCGATATCGTTTTATATATACTTCACCTGTCAGGAAGTTGTCTTTAATCTTTTCGTTTAGAATTACAGTGATCGAAGCCTTCTCTCGCTTTACGTCCAATACAGAAAAAAACTTGAGAGCCTTTTTATTGTCTTTGCCCAAAATCAAGCTTACTTTTGCGCCTTTACCAGAGCCGCCTTCTAATTCTGCTTCACTAAAATCTTGAGTGAATTTTCCATTGTTAATTAAATTAACTTCAGTAATGCCTCCATTACTATTAACAGCTTTAACTTGGAGAACAGCTTTTTGATTTTTGTCTATAGATGATTCAAAGTAAGAATTTTTACCAATGGTTACATATTCATTTACTTTGTATCCAGATCCAGATTCAGTAATATCATTAATTAATGCTGTATAGTAAGTAGTAAAATAGCAATCAATAGTATCTCCATCTAAGATCAGGTCTCTTACATTGTTGTCAAATTTAATTAATGAACTTGATTCTATAGTAAAAGACTTACTATAGTTAATAACATCAGTTCGAACAACGGAGAATTTATCTTCGTTGCCAATGATTTCTATTTGCTTGCTTGGTTCAATTGTAGACCAGTTTGCTAGATTATTAGAATATATGTATTGGTCGCCAAAAGAAAATAACACATCCGTCATATACTACATTATATTGTCAATTACTGCTTTTACAATAGGATGTTTTGCGCTTTCTGATTCATATCCGCTTATTTTGATCTGTGGATCTGAAATGTAACCGCAACCCAATTTCTCCATTGTTAAAGAAAGTAACTCTCCTTTTGAACCTCTGATAGCGTGAGCAGAAGCAGTTAGACCATAGTTGAATTCAGTTTCTTCAGGAGGAGAGATGGTGACGCAAGGGACAGACTCTGAGCAACCATAACCGGGGTCAATAATTTGTATATCTACTATGTTATAGAAAGCATTAAACTTATGAATCTTTTCGCAGTCATGAACATGGTGCATTTCTGTTCTGCAAGACAACTCTCTTAGAAACTTTTTGTTGTTTTTAATAACTTCTGTTTGCCTATTATTAGGAGTCTCTAAAGAAATAATGAAGTCAATATCAAGCTTCTGTAATAAAGCATTTCTTTTTGCAGTCATTTCTTTGACTTTTTTATCAATAAGATTTTCTTTTTTCCATATGGAGTTTCCGTCAGGAAGAAATTTTCTATACTCTAGTATGCTTTGATCAATATGCTTTTCTAAAGGAACAATGTAATCTACAACTTCATAGTTTATCCCTACAAGTTCTAGGCGATCTAAATTTTCCATCAAGTCGAGAGAAGATTGCACATATTTATAACTGCCATTTATAAAATATACGATGTAGTGTTTCATTTTAGTAAGTTATTACTATTGATAGTTCTAATGCTTGGATATGGAAATTATATAAAGGAAATCTATTACCCGATCTTGCAGATAAATGTGCAAAAGCTAAGTTCTTAGCACTCTTAAATTTCCAGAAAGTTGGATTAGTTATTGATGTATTATTACCATAAGAAACAGTATTGGTATAATAATTTGCATAAGGAATATTCTTTAACGTAACCTTAATTACATTATCATCTCCCGGTATTATTTGTGTTTTATCTACTTCACTAGCAACGAAATCTTCTCCAATGAAGCAATATACTTTTATAGCCTTTGTCTTATTAACACTTCCAATTGTAAAGAAAACAGATAAAGATTCGCTTTCTAATACTGGAATTCCAGCATAAAAAGTAGAATTTGGTATGCCCAAACCAAATGAAGCTGCTGTTTGTTGGTTTATAGTATAAACAGTAAAATTGTTTGGTTCTGCATTTATAAGCATCTGAACATTTTTAGTATTAACTCCAAGTTCAGAAAAGTTATTTTCAGGAGTGACATTTATTGTATTAAAAGATGAATTGAGCAATCCATCATTTAATAGAGTATCAAAAACAGTTTTTGCACTTGCTTCTGTATTTGAATTTTGAGCGTTTATAGGAACTGCATAAAAATTTGTATAATCAGGAATTAGACTCTTTATGTTTCCAGTAAACGTGCTGTTGATTAATCTCGTTATAGAGATGTCGAAAAATTCTTCGTTTCCTTCGCCAAAAGAGCTATTTGTTATTTTGCGATTAGCCCTAAAGGCATTAGATGCTACTGATTCTGATTCTACTCCTCTTAATAATTGAGGGGTAAGACTTGTGTTAGCAGCTAAAGCTCTTGTGAAAATCTTATTACCGTTTAGAACATAAGCTCTCTTGCCAGTGGGTATTTTTGGTGATAATGATGCATTTGGTATATTATCTCTATTTTGTAAAGAGAGTTTATAATAAGCCATAGTACCATCTGGATCTGAAGATAATACTCTGTCGTCTTTAGCTCCTATTGCTAGGTTTGCGTTTGTAGTAGGCTTATAAATTATACTCCTTCTAGAAATTGCATAAGCTGGTGCAGCAAGCGTATTTACGCTAGTGTCAAATATATTTTCAGTTAGTATAGTCTTATTAATTGTAAAATGAAGATATCTAGTATCAGCATCTTTCAATACAGACTCTAGAGAGAAAGATAATGGAATAGGTGATTCTTGTTTTATAATAATTGGATCACTAATTTGTGCATAAACTTTTCCTACATTATTATCTTTATCAATAAAGCTAGAATAATAATCTAAGATATTTCTTGCTGTTGCTGCATTTGAATTAAATTGCCAAGCAAACATGAATGAATCTACAGCTATCAAATAAGCATTATATTGAGTAGAATCAAATCCTTTACCATTATCATCACTTAAATCATTGAAATTAAATATAGATTGGTTATTTGGTACTGTTATAAAGTGAGAGTCAGTAATTTCTTTTCCGCTAGTGTCATTGACAGAGAATGGACTTCCATCAGAATTATGATTTATTGAATTTGTTCCAAATGCAAATTTGTTTTCGCTAGGCATTAATAGCAAATAAAAATAATTAACAAAAGAGCTTGCTGTGTCTTGCTGAATAGTGAATTTTAATCTATTTGATCCTTGGGTTGTAACAATAGAGTAATCTGCTCTTGTGTCGTTTAAAATTGCATCTAAAGATCCTTTTAAATTAGTATCTTGATTGTCATAAGTCACTAGCAAAAATCCATTTACATTCTTAAAATCATTAGAAGTAGATCTCATTCCAGCTTCCGTGAATGTTCTCTTGTCTATCGCTAAAGAGAAGTCTCTATATTTAGCAAAAACATTTGAAGTCTTATAGTTGTATGTATTATCGTTAGTGTTATCTTCATCAAATGTTAAATAATCTTGCCAGTTTGAAACATTAAGATACTTGCTATAACTAGTGATAAAAGCTTCTTTTGTATTTACTTTTTCGGGTATTATTACTATTGAATAAGGATAATCAAGATTATTGAATTTGTTTGGATTTTTTATGAACTGCAAAGGTAGGTTAAATGATAAAGATTCTGAAGGTTTAATGGATTGAACTTGAGAAGGTATGGCTGGTTGAAAGTATTGTCCCTTTGTTAAATCAATTGGAGAAGTAAAAGCGTAAACTTTATTGTTTAAAGTGATTGATGAATTTGTGTTTACATCATCATAAGTAATTGGAACAACTGGAGATACGAATAACTCGCTTGAATTTTGAGAGTTTAAAGCTTCAACATAAGTTAATGGAGAGCTATTGTTAATATTTGCGCCGTAGATTCTTATAGATCCTTTTATATTACTCTTGTCCACAACAGTACTTATATAAGATTCATAAATATCAATTGGAACAAATTTAAAATCACTAGAGCTATTTGGATTAAATTCTGATCCATAAAAGGCTTTATTAAATATCTTGAAGCCTATTGTAGTGTCTTTTATAGAAGAGTCGTAAAAGATTTCAATCAATACCTTGCTTTGATCTACTACTCCATTAGCCTCTGCAACGCCAAGAGTAAATAATGCTCTTGAAGGGGCGGAAGCTTCTGGTGCTGGTGGTTTTGCTGGCGTGATATTTAATCCAGATTCTATTTGAGCATACTTTAAGTGATACATCTGCGAGCCAATTACTGTATAATTACTTCCTTCTGTAGACTCTTGTATTCTAAATACTCTATAGAAATCATAATCACTATCCGTAGATCCATTAAGATTTCCAGAGTTTTCTAAAGCCCAAGTTATTGACTTTGGAGACATTCCTGATGCTCCTGTAAAGTAAGACAAACCAGTTACATTTAACGTAGAAGCTATTACTGGGGCTAGTCCAGTAATTCTAATTGAATCATAATATTGACCAGTAATTAAGTTGCCGCTTCCTACTATGAATGAATTAGTAAGAGGCTTTCTATAATCATTATAATCAAGGTTACTGGTAACGATACTGTTTCCTGCTGCGTCTTTAAAACTAGGATCTAGATTATACTTGGGAGAAAGTATGGTTAGCTTATAATTTTGATTTCCAGAAAAGTTAAAATCAAGTTTTCTATCTAGAGTTAGTATTCCAGTAGTTACATTTGTGTCTCCAGAGATGTTAATATTATTTAATCTTCCGCCTACTGTTTTATATTTTCTATTATAATCGTAGACTTTAATTACATCTCCGGGTTTTAAGTATACGCATTCTGGGCCAGCTTCAAAAGAAACTGTTTCTGTTTCATTGTATTCTGAAGCTAATAACCATCTGCCAAGTCTTTGAGCTTGGCCTCTGCTTGTGCATCCAAAGGCAGTTAATTCGGTTTCTTTAAAACCAAATTTTCTAACAGCCTCAATATTTTCTACATATTCTACTGCTGGTTTATAAAAATTATTCTTATCAATATATCTAATATAGACCACAGAATTTCTGTCTTTTAATGATGTAGATTCGTAAGTAAAATTACCATCAGATACATTTGAATTAGTGAAAGAATAAATAGGGGTATCTTCTGGCATATCATTTATGGCGTAAATGAATCCATTTGAATAATAGAACATTCCTCTAAATACAGAAGCCATATCAGACAATACTTTAAGAGCATCATCTTGCGTTTGTAAATAAACGTTACATGTAAATCTTGGTTCTACTCCTCCAAATCCATCTGAGACAAGTTCATCGCAATATTTAGCTATTTGATAAAGAGACCATTTGTCTACGTCATTTTCTGTAACATAGTTACCTACTCCATATCTCTTATTTGTTAAAAGATCATAGAAACACCAAGCTGGATTATCTGTCCATTCTTTTTCAGTTTTAAATTCTCCATCCCAATAATCATTTGATGTAGAATAAGGCAATACTCCTGCTACGTCATAAACAGTAGTTTTTCTAGAAAGACCTTCTGAGAAAAGATTTCTCGCAAATGATTTAGCCAAAGAAAGCCTGTCGAAATCAATTTGATTTACTCTAATAGAATCAGCATAACCTTGTATTTTGCCACCGAAGCCAGCGGGTGATGTAAAGATTTCTATTTGATTATTATTAGTTATAAAATAAGAAGGAATGAAAGGACCAGTTTTTGTATTTACTGCGTCGTAAATTTGTCCAGCAGCAAGAGGGATAAGCACTTTAACTTCACTCTGAGAAGAACTTAAGCTTACTGAAGTAGAAGATCCATCGAATGTTTTATGATATTCTAGTTTGTTATAAGCATTTAAGGCTGCTTGAGTAAGTGAAGCTACTTGCGCTCTTTGATTTATTTCATTTTGCCAATTAGCGTCTGTAGTAGGTCTGTATAAAGCTCCAACACAAAGAGTTTGATAAGCATCATAATTTGAAATATTTATATTACATTGAATTTGCTTTTCTAGGTTAACTAGAACATCTATCTCTGCATTTAATATGTCTGGGAAGTATTCTTTAGTAAGCCTTCTTTCAATAGCGGGGGCATAAATTGGAGTTTTTCCTGCGACACCTGTAGTAACCTGACCTTGATTAAAATTACAGTATATATATTTATAACAAGTTTCTGGTAAGTTGTTAATATCACTACTATAAGAAGTATCTTCTTTAAAACTTACTGCTTTTACTAAATAAAAATCTTTTAGTTCTTGTGCTAACGCTCTTTCGTTTCCATCTGTTGTCGTCCTTCTAACCGTTATATAGTCATTAGTCCAAGTTTTATCTGATATATTTATGTTATTTACTCTATTTGCGTTTGTGGTGTATGATATGCTTGGTTTTACTACTTTTGGAAGTATATAGAAACTAATTCTTGTAAAATTCGCTTTAAGTTTAGTCGTAGAATATTTCGTTGACTCTAAGGCTTTTGTTATGGTATAATTTTTGCTTTCATTTGGAGAAATAACTGTAAGTATCAGGCTTACGTTTTCTCCAGATATCGTCATGGAAAGATTAAACTGATTGCTTCTATGGATTAGAGTATAGTTTCCGTTTCCAATACTGCTTCCTAATTTAATAAAGAAGTCGCAATAAAAACTACAAAATCCTTGGTCTTTTAAAGAAAAATTATTCGGGCCATTTCCTTTCCAATATCTTTGTGGTATTAAATCCCATTCATAATAGTTGTTTTGAGCTAAATTTCCTCCTGTATAATTATAAGCCTTTGTTCTTTGACCATTAGCGCATAAAGTTTTTAATGGCATTTTTATATAAGTGTCTGACTGCACGTTGAGAACGTTTGTACTATAAGAGCCTACAATAGAACTAACGGTTGTTACGTTATTTCTGGTTACGTTCCATTTATTGTTAAGCCAGTTTCTTATTTTAATACCATCTGATTTTGATAGAGCTTTATTATATACTAGTATTTCAAATACAGTACATTTGCTTGAAGTTGGTGTAGAATAATTAATAGCTAAACCTTTTGGAGCATCTACTCTATAATATGGTCTTACAAAGTAATTAGTATTTTGCCAAAATATATTTACATCTTTTAGATTGTTTACGCTTGCTCCTACTATATATGTATTTGTATCGTTAGAAGTATTCCAATAATTAGAACGATTATATGGATAAAAATTAGGATTCATGACTCCATATATTTGCGCTCCTATTATAAAAGTACTATTAAATTTAGCGTCAAATCCTAAAACAAAAGAATCTGCTGAAGTAGAAGAAGAAAGTATTCTATTTCTTTCTGTGTTAGTTGCGGTATCGTCCCATTTACAGACAGCAAATACAGTATAATTATTACTAGCATCAGCTAATGGAGTTGCTTCAACTTGATAAACAAATTTTGCTTTTTGAGTAGTTGTAAATGAAACACCATAGCTTCCATTTGGACTTTGTTCTGAATATGATGACCCATATGTTGGCCTCTCAGCACTTCCATTTGGAGATGCATAAGTTCCGTTTCCTAAAACGCATTTTATAGTTGATCCAGCTACAGTATTGGGCCAATTAGTCACTGCTCCTGCTGAAGTAGTAGTTAAAGAAGGGTTGCTTGCATCAAATTGAGCAATTAATCCATCTGTAATTGGAGGATTAACATTGTCTGAATTTGTATATACATTGTTTTCTCCAACAAAGAAATCTGTTGTGATTACTTTATCAGTTTTAGCGAATGAATTAGTAGCTGTAATTGAAAGTGGAGTTGTATTTCCATAGGTTTTTGTTATTGGATCATAATTAGCAGGAACCTTAACTTTTAATAATTTGACATCATAAGATCTTTCTGGAATCTTTGAGAAATACGCAGCGTTAAACTTAGAAGTTACAATAGCGGAATTTGTATATCTAAACGAAGAAGAATATATTTCAGTAATACTTTCTAAACTTATGAAAGAAGCTCTTGAAGAATAACTGTCTTCTGGGGTGATCTTTAATACTGAAATATCCCAACCTAACCAGTTTTCATTTTCATTCAATGAGAGAAAGTTGGAAGAGGTATCAAAAATAATTTGTTTAGAATATCCTTGGGTAATTTTTCCTTTTGATTCTAGTTCAAATATTTGAGGGAAAGTGTCCACTGTGACAGCTAAGTCTTTAGAATCATCAATTACTTTGGCTTTATCTGAAATTAGATCAAGTACTGCGGAGTTGCCATTGTAGCCTTCTTTGTAAATTGGCGAAATTCTTATTCTTATTTTAAAGTTGTGACGAATTACAGAACCCACACCAGCATCTAATGTTTGTCCATTCGTTAATTCAGTATCTCTACTTGTTGGATCTAATGTGAATGTAGCACTGCTTACGTTTGCGCTTGTTACTCCTTCTATTTTTAAACCTCTTTCTGATATTGCTTTTAAATCTTGATATTTTAAGCTGATATAAAGAGAAGAAACTCTAAAATTAAGAGAAATCTTTTTGCATTCTCTGTTTAAAATGCGATAAGTCCTCTGATAATCTAACACTTCGTCTTCGGTTGCGGCTAGTAGATTTGGTCCTCTGAGCCTCTCTCCTATTGAACGGATGTAAGAAACATTGTCGAACTCTCCTCCTGACGAACTTCCTTCTGGAGTTCCATTAGTTGTTTGGATGTTTATTTGTTGGAAATTATATTTATCTTGGCTATCTAAAAGAGGGGTTTGATTCCATTGAACTGATCTTAAATATTTTGATTCTCCATCGCTGCCCACAACTGATGGGTATTCATTATAAGTGACTTTTTTAAATCCTAGGTCTCCAACTTGCCCTGAAAAACTATATTGCCCCTCAAGAAGACCTCCAATTGGTCCTTCTGACAAAAGATCTTTTACTTTGGCAAATTGATATACGTTATAAGTAAGTCCATCATATACAAATCCCTCGGCATCTTCATATGCAGCAGTTGGCGTTGGAGCTACGCTTGCTCCACCTCCACCAAAACCTTTTATGTATTTAAAATCTTCAAGATTGTTCATTTTATATATTATTTATTTGGTCTTTTACGTCTGCTGCTGTTGATTTATTATCTAGCTCAATATTATTGACAGATACTTCAACTGTCTGAGATCCTATTTTCATTCTACCGTAACCAATTGGAACAGGACCACCTTCTCCAAGAATGTTAGAAGGTCCGTCAAATAAGTAGTTTGGCTTGCTACCGTCTTCTTGTATTTTTCTAAAATCATCAAATTTTGGAGGCGACATCATTAACAATGTAATACCTGTTACAGCTAATCCTATACCTGCTCCAATCATCGCTCCTGCAATCGTTGCGCTTGTTGTAGAACCAGCAACAAAGCCTAATGCAGCAGGTGCAAAAACGCCTGTGGCTATTAGCAAAACGCCAAGAACTAAAGCTAAGACTCCTTTGGTCGTATTGTTTCCGCCTCCTCCACCAGCACCCCTAATAATTGGAACGATATCTAAGGTTTCTAGCTTTTCATTAATCATTACTAATTCAGAATTAAGAATAGAGTCTGGTTTCTCTAGAGAAATGCTTTCTGGATTCATTATTTCTCTCTTATTAACAAGCACTTTATATTCTACGCTCTTTTCTGCTGCTCCTATTAGATATTTTAGGAGTTTGCCTTTAGATAAGACTTGAATAGCTCGCAATGCTTCCTTTATGGAATTTACTTTTAAATTCCAACTTTCTCTTCCCACTTGCTCTGCTATTTCTCCGTGTAAGGTAATGCTAGTCATAAAGGTGATGCCTCATTATATAAATTACCCATTTTTTATGTTGGTTAGAAAGCTTTTCGACAAGAGAGTATTTATTTCCGGGGTGATGTAAAATAGTATCTTCTCCAAGATAAACAGCGCAATGGATAGGAAAATTATAACCTCTTGTTCTCATTATTAGAACATCGTTCTTTTTAAAATTAGAAACTTCTCTAAAACCGTTGTACTCAAAATATCTCTTTAAATAATTATCTTTTTCCTTTAATGCGGCTTCTTCGTCTGTGAATCTTTTAGTTACTATATCATTATACTCTTGCTCAGATACAGATTCTTTTAGAACCTCTAACTCTGGGCATAAATGAATATTTAAATCATGACAAAAATAATCTTTTACTAACCAAAGACAGTCAGCAAAACCTAAAAGAAAAGGTCTGTCTGTATATTGAATTTTATATCCATTTGGATAATAGATGTGAAAAACTCCACTCTGTTTATTATAAACTATACATGGTAAGCCTAGCCTTTCAGAAACAATTTCGTCTGCATTTGAAATAGCATCAAAATCTATATGAGAATGATAATAAGCCGCAAATTTAGATTGGCTATATATATCCATCATAAATTCAGTGGCTGAATTAATGAGGTTATCTTTCCTTTGCACCTCTAACCCATTGTCTGTATATACTAAAACGCCACATACTTCATTATTAGAAGTATTAGCGTGTTCTATGATTTTATTTTTAAGCTCTTCTGTTAGCATAATTGCTTGCTCCTTGCAAAACAATAGATTCTTCTCTTCTCTGCGTCTGTTAGTTTTTCGATTACTGATTTTTTATTTCTTGGCTGATGGAGAATATAATTCTGCCCAAGATAAATTCCAAAATGAGATGGGTAGTTATCTAAATATTTGAACACAATAAGATCATGTTTTTGAGCATTTTCAATACCTTCAATTTTAATAAAGCTTTCTTTCTTAAAAAAGTCATCAAAATTGTCTACGCCACAAATCTCTGAGAGTCTTTGCCTAATAAATCCCATGTAATCTTTGTCCCAGTTCTCGTCTCTATAGTAATGAGATATATTAATTCCGAATTCTTCATTATAGTATTTTTCAACTATCGATAAACAATCAGATTTTCCAATCATAAAATTCTTGTCGATATATTTATTGTAATAATTTTCAGGAGAATATTCTTCAAAGGAGTCTTTTTTTAAGATATAAACTATATTTTTTAGATTAAGCTTATGGCTTATTTGCTTATCTAATTCTGAAAAAGAGTTATCTTGTATGCAGTGAGAATGATAAATTCCAGTAATCCTGCCATTCATAGTCGCTTTCAAGTAATCCATTTGGCAGATAATGAATTCGTTTTCTTTGTCTTGAGCGGCATTTCTACATGGGAAAGCTTCTAGGATATTTTTCCTATTTAAAACTAAAAGGCCACAGCATTCTTCGGGATTTTCCTTTAGCGCGTGTTCTTTTATTTTTGCTTTTATTTCATCCGAAACCATTACAATGCTCCTCTATTGTAATTAGATACTCCGTAGAATCCACCAAAAGGTAAAGCGTTTTCTCCAAATCTTATTTTACAACCTTTTATACTCTTAGAGCATTGGTCAGCTATCCAATATTCTCCATTTGGAGGAGGGACATTCATGGGAACGTTTGTCTTGGCAACGAAATAGAAATTAATGTTTTTCTTATTAATAACTACTACATCGCCTTTGTTATAAGTTGTTGAGAGTTTCCAAGATTCTATTTTATTAGTTCCTACTGTTGTGCCAGAAAAGATTGGCATCTTTGAGATTATTTGATCATCTTCAGTGGCGCAAACAGGAGCTTTTTCTCCAGTAGAATCGCTTTTATTTGGTATTGGAGTTATAGTGCCATGAGTATCTTCAGTTAGTTTTTCTTTATATTCATAGAGACAACCTTCTCCTCTATATTGCCAAGGACAAATATAACTTAATACTCTTCGTTTAGGGAGTTTAGCTCTGTCTAGATCTATAGCACTTGATAGTTCAAATTGAATACTATTTTTGTTTTCAGAAGATTTTCTGTCAAAATAATAAATATCTCTAGGAAACTCGCAATTAGGATCAGGGTCAAATCCTTCTGGTATTATAAGTTTATCTGGCGATAGAGGAGAGGTTCCATCATTTTGATAGAAATTTGATCTGTCAAGGAATTTAGCAAATGTTCTAATTCTGGTAAACTTAGCCCCAATTAAATCTCCGAAGTTAACAGTTCCTCTAAAGAGGCTAAACACATCAAGCATATCATCAGAAAAGCTAATCTGAATTTTAGGTTTAGGAAATACGCCTCTTGAAGCTATTTCAAAACCTTCTGTGGAAAGCGGAGCAGGTAGATACGCATTACCTTTCCAATAAATAATATTCCTTCCAAGTTTTAAATTGTTGTGGAGGCGAATTACCCTATAATTAAAAACACCAGTTTCTGCTCCCGGCAATGATATTTGAAAATTCTTAATGTTAACTACGAACTGAGAAGCAGTGTCAAATCCAATTTCAGTTAAGTCCACTTCAAATAAAGAAATTATCGAAGAAGGCTCAAGAGAAAAGAACTCTCTATTTATTTTTAAAGATGAATCTTTATCTTGTTGAGTAGCCATAATATTATGCTGGTACTTCTTCGAAAGTAGCCTTTATAGAGAAGTTATTAAAAAATGGGTTAGCTGAACTCCATCTTCTGCAAACAAACAACTTAGCATCTGTTGGAGCAACTGAATAAGGCGCAGATGGGTAATAAATAAAAGCTGTTTTTGCAGATCTAGCACTTAAAAAGTGCAGTATCGCAGTACATTCATCCAGAGTTAATCCATCAAAATTCAAATCAAAATTAAGAAGATTAAAGTTAATTTGATCGCTGACTCTTTTTTCATACCCATCTCCGTATTTTATTACGTTAACCTTGGGATCAAAATTCGCTTGAGTTTGATAAGAAGGCTTCCAAATAAATAAAGGGTAGTCTTTTTTGACAACTGGATGTTGAAAATATCCTCCCCAATAAGTATCTGCATTAGACACTACGTTAGAATAGACTGGGGGATTATTTGCAGGTACGGCGGCTTTGGCATAATAGTATCGATTATCTGTATATACGATAATATCATGCTTATTATAAGCAACAGAGTTGCTCCATGCACTAATGTTAAAAATTGAACTAGACATACCTTTTACCTTTTACCAACTTATTATTACACTTTTTTGTGTAAATAATAAAATAAGATGGCATTATCTCGACTAAATAAGCAGAACTTGGATTTTTACTTGAATCAAAGCCAAGTTCATGGCGTTCAGGACATTCAGGCTTCCTACCAAATGCCAGTTCAACATACCAAATACCTTGGTATGAATAGCAGCTTTTATGCTCCAGAAGGAGCAAAGACGGCTACTTTATCTGTAACTAGTTTGCTGACAACATCTAATGACTTTTTTAGCTGCACGGGAGAAGCTGGAAATTATGGCTTCGTAACTAAAAAAGCTAACCCTAGTTCCAATATCTTATTTGGATTTCAAAGTGGATATTTAACTTCTTATACTTGTGGTGCCCAAATCGGAGAAATACCTACTGTTAGGGCTGATTTTCAAATTTTTAACGATGCTGGTTCCATCTCTTCAGCGGGTTCTTTTAATCAAACTAGCTCAACAGCTTTGGTGAATTCTAATACTATTGATATAGGTATAAATGATTTTACGACAAATAGAGTTAACTCTTTCAACTTAAATATTGCGGTCAATAGAAATCCAACATATTACCTAGGGTCTTCAACTCCTTTTTCTGTTAAAAGCATTTATCCTCTTGAAGTAAGTTGCGATTTTAATATAGCTCAAGACAGTTATGTTCTTCAAAAACTGTCTGATTTGTCTTTTAACTTGAAGAATATCAGTAATTTTTACATTAACACTAAAGATTTTAATGGAAATTCAGTAAATTTTAATTTTGGAAATTCGTTATGTTATTTCATTGACGTTTCCGAAGACTTCTCCGCTAGTGTAAATTCTCCTGTAGGAATAACGGTAAGGTATAGGGGTTATCTGAAATAAGGAAAAAGGATGAAATATTTTAATGAGTGTGAGGTAGTATTTAATTCGCGCTTTGGGTCAGGAGTTGTTCTG